TAAACTACTTCCTATAGCATTTCTTTCAACGATTCTACTTTTTAATTTGCCATTAGCTTGCATACATTCTACTTCTACATATTTAAGGAACGCCCATCTAGCAATAATTTGATCCATTGGTATGTTTAACTTTTTGTGGACACCATATGAATAAAGGATGAGTTGGCCTTTTTCTTTATCAATCTTTTTACCTTTGTATATACTAGATGTTTTAAAGTCAGTAATTACACATATATCTTTATCATCTCTTTTTTCCATATGTATAGCATCAATATAAGCTTGAATTAATATATTATTTATTTTTATTGGAACAAACACTTCGCACTTTAATTTATGAGGTATTCGTTGATGATTTTTAAAGAAGTGTCTCATACACGATTCATATTTATTTCCTATCTTTTTATTTTTGTCTTCATCGCTTCTATCATATTTTAGATTACCAATAGTAAATTCAAATAGTTTTTCTTCAAATATTTCTATCATATCTGTGTATGATATTTCTTTATTATAATATTTCTCTAATATATCATGTGATGCGTTACCAAATACTCCATATATTGAATCTTTCCTATCCTCTGGTATTTTAAGAATATATTTAAGGTAAAATGTGTATTTATCTCCTTTATATTGATTGTATTTAGACCATGAGTATATCTCGTCACAATCTAATTTATTTGCTATTAATTTAATTTCTTCAAATTGTTTTCTCAAGTCTTTTGTCCCTCTCTTTAATATATTTTTTATGTTCTGATTCGTCGTATATAATTCTATATTTTAGTAAGTATTTATAAACCTTATCTGGTTTATCTGCCGGACTTTCTTTATCTTCTAGTAATCCATATTTATCGAACACATAACTTACGGTACGTATTCCATAGAATTTACTACACATGCTTCTAATATGTTGCAAAGAAACATCTTTATCCATGCAAATTACAACTTCTGTGTTTAATGAAATAAGTATTTTTACTTGCTCATCTGATATATCATGTGACCCTATTGATACACCTGTTCCATCTTTTCTACTATGTCTTTTTAAGGTTGACTTCTCCGATTCAAACGCAACAACTCTATTTTCTTCTTGAATAGTCTTATAGTTTTCTTGCAATCCATACAAATGCATTGATTTAGGAAACTTTTTTAAAGGAAAATATTTAGGAATATCGAGCATTTTATACTCAGGAATCGTAGTTCTTCCGATTACACCTACAAAATCATTTTCATCTCCACACCAATGTCGCCAAGGAATAACTATTCTCTTCTTTTCTGCACTATACCCTATTTTAAATAATTCACAGGTAAATGGCAGAATGCCGTCTTCCTTTATCCAATTTATATGGGGCAGGGATATATACTCCTTAATGATACCTTCGTCATACAACTCAATGTCGTCAATGTTTACAATGCATCTTTTTCTTTTAACCTTTTTGAATACATTTAATGGATCTTTCTTATCAGGTTTATCTTGTTTATTAGTTTTAAATTTGTACTCTAAACCAAACAATTTATGTAAATATTTATTTGCTTTGGGAAATGATATATTTTTTATTGTCATAACTAAAGTTAGCAGATCACCTCTAATTATTTCGCTATCTGATTGAAATATTTTAGTAGATAACGTTTCTTTATTTATAGCAATATTATTATTCGATGTATGATTAGGTAATCCACATCTTAATTCTTTTGTATATTCCTTAATACCATGACAGTCTAGAGATTTTAGTATTTCTTGTAGTTTATCATTGTCTAAGATATAAGTTTTTAATTCAATAGAGGTCATTCAATTATTTTCACATCACTCTCTATTTATTTTATTTAATATCACTTTTTAAATTATAATTCAATATACTTTCATATTGTCTCCTTAATTTATCTCTACAGCCATTTTTAATTTTTATATGAAGAAAATTATATTCTTCTAAATACTTTTCCAATATTAATTTTTTATGCTTAAAATATTCCATGAACGCATCTAAAGGATCATTGAAATATCCTAAATGCTCCTGATTGCTATTATTTGAAATATAACAAGCATATTTTTCTTTTGTTTTATCATAAGACACTCCGGGATAACCACTAGTATTATGTTTCTGAATATTAGTAAAGAAGTTATTTATTTTTCCAGGTACGAACACACAATTTTCTAGATTATATATTTTTGCATCAGTTAAGACATCTTTATCGAGTTCGAATTTAATATTTTGATGATCTATCATATCTTGATAACCTAATATTTTAGGTATGTCTTGAAGAAAATATTCAAAACACAACCATTTTTCATTTACAATACAATCTTTATATGTTTCTTCTTTAATATGAAATTTCTCATCATAACATCTTTGCAACATAGATACCCATTTATTTATATATGGATTGTGTTTAACATTTTTTACATATCCATAGTATCCTTTATTATAAATAATTGGTTTTAATGAGTCTTTTATGTTTTTGTTTATAATTTGAATACCAGCAGAGATGGTTTGAAAACCAGTATTTTTAAATTCAACTACGTATCGTTTATTACCTGTTTTAGATCCGTTTGTATCATATACACCTAAAACTTTATATTCTCCAAATATTTTGCTTATAAAAATTTTTCCGATATATTTATTCCTATCGTTTTGATTTTCTATTTCTTTATTAATGCTATACTTTTTTATCAACAAATTATTCCCTCCTACCAATCTTGCGAAATATTACAAATTCCAAGTTCCTTATACATATTTAAAGATAAATCATACTCTGCAATGATTTGAAATTGATTAGTTTGCCCGAATCTATTTTTTGTAATAAATATTATAAGATATCGCTTATCTTTTTTTAACTTAAAAGGAATCTTGGTGAGATTTCTCTTCCCTTCTAGTTTGTATGGTTTTATTTCATGTTTTTCATTTTCATATTCATCTTCAAAAGGTTGTCTAATCATAATATTAACTGACATTACATCCACAATCGATTTAGCCATACCAATTTCATTGTTTGTGTAATATCTTAGTTTAGTAGCAGTTTTACCTAATTGATATGTAACAAGTAGACTAACATTTTTAGCAGTTGGTTTAATCACATCGTAAATTTTTACCATATCCCTTTGCATTTCCAACCATGTTTTATCAGAATTACTATCAGCATTTTCTTTAAGCGTATCAATGCAAAAGTATTTTACATTTCCCAAAGCTGAATATTTCTTTATAATTTTAATGGCAATATCTGTAGTATATTTTTCTAGAGGTATAATTGTAATATTTTTATTTTCCTTCTTATCTTCAATCCATTTTGCACATTTTCTTAATAATTCCATTGTTTTTTCATCAAAATTCCCATCCCTTAATATATATTTATGTAAGTTTTCTTTATAAACATTATTAGCTACCCATATAATCATTTCTTTTTGTATTTTGGTTTGATCTTCTTCGTTTATAATGAATACTACTTTTTCATCGTGTTTTAATACTGAGGGAAATAACCAATTGATTGCTGTAGTTGATTTTCCGGCTCCCGATAGTCCTCCCAATCCAACTATATTTCCTAAATTTAATCCTGATATTTCTTTATTTAATATAGTGCAATTATCAAGTGGTAGTCCTATATTGATTCCTTCATTTAATTTATCAATTAACTCATTTACGCCAGAGCAAGCATTGTAACTTTTAACATCACCTTCGACATTTACGAATATATGATTAAGATTAGTTTCATAATAAGCATATATTTCTTCTGTATTCATATCTGCGAATTGACTTAATTTATCATGAACAGGGAATTTTGCTTTCATTAATTTAAGAACTGCATTCCATTTATGTAATTCGTTAATGTACCCGTCTAAATTTTCTTCTTTTACATATTCTTTTGCTTTGTCAATGGTGTCATAACCACCATATTCATCATATTTAACTTTCAATTTATCATGTTTTTCAAGATATAATCCTACGGTAATTTCATCTAATGATTGTTTCTTTTCTTTCTTGATAATATCATGAGCAATAACAAAATATATCTTCCATTCATTATTAGAGAAATCTTGTAAAGTCAAATTATCATATGAATACATTAATTCTGGGTTCTTGTAAAATATAGATGTGGCGTTTGCTTCAGCAGATAATTTAAATTCTTTAACTTTTTTTACAGCATTAATTAATTCTTGTTCATAAGGACTTACTTCTTTTTTAGCAACAGTAGTTTTTGACTTTGTTTTTGTAACAACAGCCATTTACCATAATTCCTCCAATTCCTTATCGATCTTTTTATCTTTACTTTTTGCTTTATATTCAGCTCCTTCATGTATTTGATTTTCTAATTCTATATGTATGGTTTTTTCTTCTGCCTTCTTAGAATTTTTTAATCTTGATAAAACATTGTTTATTTCATTTTCAACAAAACTCATTATTGTATTTATTAAATGACGTTCATCTTTAATCTTCTCT